CAACTGAACAGCCCTAGCCCTACCAACATCAGTAAAACCTGCACCTGCTAAACCTTCTGCAATCCACTTCAAAGCTCTCTTAGCAGTATTTTGAACGGCAACAGGAGGTGAATACATCCCAGAAGCGACTGCACGCTCACCACCAGCAGGAATCTTCTCAGCAATACTCAAAGCAACCATCTGAGCAATAGCAGTTTTCTTATCAGGATGAGAACCCAAAACAGTTCCATCTTCCTTGACAGTGTCCCAACCATTAGCAGACTTAGAAATAAAATATGGCATCAGTCCTGCTTCTGAATCATTACGCCAAGACTATAAGTGCCCGAAGTTGTGCAAGCATAAAGCGCATCACCAGGATCTAAAGTAATCTGCAAAAATACAGCAGAATTTATTTCAACAGACTGCCCTTGAACAAGGCTTGACCCACCAATCCAAATTACCCTATTTGCAACAGACTCAAGATTATGAAGGGTAGCTCGAATAGGCATAATATCTGGCGCAACAACCTGAGTTAAAACAGTTCCAATAGAATAAGCAGTTTGACTAATCGGCATTATGCACCTGTTTCATAGCTACCCGCAGGAATAGTAGTCGGATTCTGTAACTGCACTGTCGGCAAACCAGTATGAGCAATCGGGTCAAGCCCTAGAGAAGTCAAAACATCTTCAGGCACAAAACCCAAACCAATCAACTTCTGTGCCATCGCAACCTTAGTTTCATTCTCAGTCAAACCAGCAGCACTAATATCAACATTCGCCAAAGGCACACGAACAACATCGCCACCATCAATCGGCGGCATATTCTCTTTACGCCTAACTTCATTAGTGGACATCACACCATTCTGAAGCATCTTCGCATAACCTTCAATACGAGTCGCATAATCGCCACGAAGAAGGTCATCAGTGTTCCACTGCAAATAAGCAAAATCAGGTAGTAATGCACTAAAAGCATCTTCTAACTTTGCGAGCCAAGGCCGAAGCGTATGAGTAACAAAACTGATAGCGTTCTGCTCATTTGAATTGTAGGATGTTGCACCCTTCTCATTCAAACCAATCATGTTAGTTGGAACACGAAAAATACGAGCAACATCTTCAACAGCAAGCCTACGAGAATCAAGCATCTGCGCCTGATCGTTAGCAACCATAGTCGGCTTAAAAGTTGCGCCACCAGACAAAATGCCTGTCTTGTGAGCTTTACGATAACCCTTATGGGCTCGGTCGAATGATTTTGATAAATTATCGGCCTGCTCTGCAGAAAGCGCACCAGGATATTCAATAACACCATTCTGAGAAGTTCCCTGCCCAAAGAAACGCGCAGCAAAACTCTCAAGGCTCATCGACAAACCAAAGTTTTCTTTCAAAGTATCAATAGTGCTTTTACCGCGAATCTCACCAGGCATAACAATCGAACCTGTGATATGTAAAACATCATCAGTAGACAAATCTTTACCATCTTCACCTGTATAAGTGAAACGCTTAGTTCCATTAGATTTACGAGAAACAGCAACCTTCATCGGATTCATAACCATCATGCTAAGAATCTGACCTGTAATAGGATCGCGAAAAATACGCACAAACGCATTACCATCCATTAACAAACTAATCATGCACTGCTGCCAAAACGAATTACTGTTTATCATCGCATCAGGCCGATTCACCCAAGCAGGTCTAGGTCTAAAAGGTGTAGGAATACCATTCTTACGAATATAGGAATCAACAGGTAAAGCCGAAATAGTATCCGAAATCAAAGACACACAAGCCCAAACAGAATTGATTGTTAAGGCAGTAGTGTAATCAATAAATGAACCCGACTGAGTTTCAAAGCTAGTCAGATCACCTGCACCCCAAATAGTTTGAAACGAAATAGACCGATTCTCTGCACCACGAAGATTACGAAGCATCACTTGCCACCCTTATCTAACGCCAACCCAAACAATAAGACACCCACACCAATAGCCAAAATGCCTAGCGGAAACCAAACAAAACCTAAACCAACAGCAGTAATAACAACACCACTAGCCTGCAAAATCGTTGCTAACAAATTCATCCTTAGAACACAAAAAACTCAGGCACAATATCAGTTTCTAGTTTACTCGTTGCGCGGTCATATGCGATAACAAAAGCAACAGCAGCATCTATTTTACGATTACTATTACGCGATTCTTTTACTATTCTTGCGCCCATACTATCTATCTTAAGCATACAGTTATCAAGGTGGCGGGCAAGTAGCGGGTTACCATCGTGGGTTAGTGTTGCTTCTGTTACTGAATCAAATACCTTTTGGCAGGCGGGTATCATTCTGCGGGGGCTGGTGGATGGCCATTCAACTATGGGTAATCCTAAATCCTGTAAGACTGCCATAGATCTTTGCCATCTAAAAGGGTCAAATGCTATTTCTTTTACATTTCTGTATTTCTGGCAAAACATTTTAATTGTTTCTTCAACTTCAAGCGTATCTACACGCCATTCAGTATTGTCTGTTGGTTGCTTTTCCCAAGCTTTGACTAGAAAAACGTGCGGTTTATCTTGCTGATTTTTAGGAATAGTTACCCCAACAATTGCGGTTGTATCACCGCTAAACGATCCATCAACACCTAAAATAATATCTTCTACTTCATCAACTTTAATATCGGCTTGTAATGTTTCCCAAACTCCTGCAGGTAACCAAGCATTTTGAGAACTTACCCATTGATTACAGCGCTTAGTTCTAAATTCTGATTCGGGTGTTCGTTTTACCATTGAAGCAAAATCTTCTTTGCTATTCAAATCACCATAAGCAGGGTTTGCCGCAACCCAAGTTGATTCTTCTCTATGGTCTGCATCTAGCGGTGCTTCCCACCAAGCCATATAAAAACTAGGGTCATTTATTTCACCTCTAGAAACTTTTTGCCCATAACCATAAAGCTGATAAGCAGTGCTATCCTGACCAGTGCTATCAGATTTTACACCGCAAGTCGTGGTTGCTAACATAATAGGTTGCCTTCTAGAAGCCATAGATAACTGCATAACATCCCACATAGCACGATCTTGCAAGGCATGAACTTCATCAAAAATAACTGCCGATGCATTCAAACCTTCTTTTGAGTAAGCTTCTGCGCTTAGAACTCTCCAAATAGAACCTGTTGATGGAACTTCAATAACATCCCTGTAAATATTGCACATAGAAGCAAGTTCAGGTTCGCGCTCAATAATCTTTCGAGCATCACCAAAAGTAATTCTTGCTTGTTCTTTTTCGGCAGCACAAGAATAAACTTCACCACCTTCATCACCATTAATCAAAAACCAAAGTCCAAGCCCTGTGATTAGAGCGCTTTTGCCATTTTTTCTGGCCATTCCCCAAAGTGCAGTGCGTTTCTGGAAAAGCCCATTTTCATCTAAAGCTAAAGTTTCTTTTAAAAGTGTTTCTTGCCAAGGCCTTAACTGAATAAGTTCTCCCGCGTTACCCGCAATAGAATCCTTAGTTAAAGTAACAAAAGTATTAATAAAATCAACTGCATCATCACCTTTAGATCCAAACTGCAAATCTGTTGGCGTAACCCAAGCAGGTGGCCAAGAACTATTTATTTGATTCACGTTCAGCCTGCCTACGTTTCAAAGCTTCCATTTTAGAAATAGCCTTAACTTCAGCAACACCTAATTTAGATCTATCAGCAGGGGTAAAACCTAGCAAACTTAGATTACGAATAATGCGATCATCAAGCTCACGCAAAGCCCGTCTTTCACGCCAATCATTAGACTGCATAACAGTAACTCTTAAATTCCATCTTTCATCTACAAGTTCGCAAGTCATTAGAAGCAATTCCGCATCAGTATTAGGACTAATCCAACCTAATCCCGCATCCCAAATTTTATTCCAGAACTCACGCCCATACCTTAAAAGCGGTCTAGCAGGTTCAGGAATATTAGAAATAGGTTCAAGATATTGAACAACATTTTTATCAGGTAAAGCTCGTTTGCCAGGATTGCCCAATTTACGTTTTACTTCAGTAGGTTTTGAAGGTCTTCCAGCAGGCATTATGAATTTTCTAGAGCAGTTGGCAGGGGTTGAACCTGCACCTGAATAACGGAATTATTCTGGCTTACCTTCAAGCCTTCAACTGCATTAGGATATTGCAAAGCTAGTTTAGCAAGTTTTCTACGCAAGTTTTTATCTAATGGATATAAATACCTAAACTTTCCAGGCATAACCCTTTTAGGGGCAAAAGCTCTTTGCGGATGATGATAGACAGACTTAGTGTGACGCCATCTGCTATCAATATAATATTCCACTACTGAATTACTTTTACCTGTATAAAACCAATTGCCTGCCTGATAAACCCCGCCTTTATGTCCTTCCTTTGGATCTGCAAAAGAAACGACACAACGAAGTCCAGGGTTACTTTGCTTCAATAGTTTTAAAGTTTCAGCAACCATTTGACTTACAGGCGCAACGTGTCTATCTAACGCTATACGGGTAAGCTCGCAAATCTCTGTTTGGTCAAGATTTAAGAAAGTGCCAAGAAACGGGCTTGCACCCCTAGAAAAAATTATTACACCAATAAACTTTGTGTCTTCAAAAACGCCATACTTGACAAGTTTGCCTGTTGGTAAGCATTTAGAATAATGCCAGTTACTAACCGCATAAAGCGCAGCCTGCTGATTAACTAGCTTTATCTCAAACAATTTCAAATCCTGATGCGGTCTTCCTAAACTCACAAGCACAGTTAGGACAAGTAATAGCATCCCTCTGATCTAATCTAGGTTCAACATCATCTAAAAGATTCTCAGGCAAAGGCACAGACTTCAAATCAAAAGCTAAAAGTTTGACATCAAAACCTGATTCTTCAATCTCTAGTAATTGACTATCAAGCACCTCTTGATTCCAAGTCGCAAGTTCAGATGTCCTATTATCGGCAATTGCATAAGCTTTAACTTTTATTTCATCCCACGCATCTGGAATACGTGCAATTTGGATCTCAAGCCAACCTAAATTTTTAGCAGCAACTAAAGTGCCATTACCCGCGACGACAGTATTACGCCAAACAACAATCGGCTTACGTTGCCCGAATTGCCTCAAACTTTCAGTAATAGATTCTAAATTTTTAGCATCGTGTTTACGCGCATTATTTGGGTCAAGGATTAAATCAGAAATAGAAACAGTCGCAAAATTCATACTCCTAGCCTATGCGGTAAAACCTAAAATTTCGCGGTCAGGTGTGAAAAAG